CTGGAGCGTCTTCGCTGACGGCGACGGCTGGCACGACCAGCACGATCACGACGAACCAGACGCTCGCCCGCGACTTGCGGGGCTACAAGGTGCATATCGTGGCTGGCCCGAATGCCGGGGCTGTGCTCGGCATCGTGAGCAACACCGTGGGCGCAAACGGCGTCATCACCGTTGCGACGCAGGCATCTGCGTTTTCGGCCTCCACGGTGTACCGACTGCTGACACCAACGTGGTATGTGGCGGGCAACGGTTCGACGGCGTCAGGGTCTTTCCGCAAGTACGACTACGCCACGAACACCTGGACGACGCTGGCGAATATGCCAGCGTCCTTTGGCACCGATGCCAAACTGATTGCCACCCCGTCCATTGTGGACGCCGCGTTCAAGTCGTTCGCCACCGGCACGGCGACATCGGCGACGAGCACAACGCTGGTGCAGACGGGCAAGACTTGGACGGCAAGCCAGTGGATCAACAGCCAAGTGCGGATCACGGCCGGAACTGGCGCGGGGCAAGTCCGCACGATCACGGCCAACACGGCTGACACGCTGACGGTGGCAACCTGGACGACAACGCCCGATGCGACATCGCAGTACGCCATCGAGGGGAGCGACGACTTCCTTTATTTGATGGGCAACAACGCCGTCACCCTGTATCGCTACAGCATCTCGGCCAACACATGGACGACCATTTCGCCGGTTGCGGCGAGAGCGGCGGCCCCTGGTGTGGGAATGTCTGGGCACTGGGTTCACTCATCGCCAGAGGCCGAGTGGAACAACGAGAGCGCGATCCTGAACGGTCGATACATCTACTCGTTTCAGGGCAACGCAACTTCCAGCCTGCACCGCTATGACATCGCAGGAAATACCTGGGCAACGATCACCTACGCGCCCAGCACCGAGACGCTCACGACGGGAACCAAGTACGCGCTGCAAAACGGCACGCTGTATATCCAGAAGGACGCCACTGGTCGCTGGTTCGCCTACGACTTCGCGCGAAATGAGTTGTTCCCGTGGGGGACGATGCTGTATCCGCAGGGTGCAGCAACGGTCGGCGACACGGCGTTCGATGTGATCTATCGAGATGGCGCGACGGATATCTTGTACGTCTACATGATCCTGAACTCGTCCAACGTCCTGCTGCGGCAGATGGTGATTTGACGCGTTCGCTGTGCGGCGTCGGCCTGGCCAAAGCCCTTGAGCTCTACTGATCGCAACTCATGCCCCAACGCATCCCATGCCACAGGCCGCTGCGTCTGCGTGCGTCCCGCCCACAGCGAGACGAGAGCACCAGGCCCAACGCGGCAGCCCGTGGCTATTGCTCAGTCGCCTGGCGTCGGCTCAGGCAGGCAGCCCTGGTCCGTGACGCATGGCAATGCCAAGCATGCGGCCGCATCTGCACTGACAAGCGTGAGGCCCAGGTAGACCACGTCGTGCCGAAGTCAAAAGGTGGGGCCGACGAGCTTGGCAACCTGCGGACGCTGTGCATTAGGTGCCACGCACGCAAGACGAACGCAGAGCGCCGCGAGGGGGAGGGTGGTCGCTGCCATACCGGCAGCGTCTGAGGAAAACCCGATGTTTCCCTCGCGCGTGCGCGTCCGCACATTTCCGCAGCGTTTTTGAGGTGGCCCGATGAAGCGAGGACCGAAGCCGATGCCCGAGGCCGCCAAGCGGCTGGCCGGCAACCGTGGCAAGCGAAAGATCCGGCCGGATCTGCCGGCACCGCCAGGCGTTCCCCCGATGCCGGCTCGGCTGTTGGTCGAACCGCTCGCCGTTGAGAAGTGGAACGAGTTCGTGCCGATCCTGTCTGGCCTTGGCACGCTAACGACTGCCGACGGCGAGGCGTTGGCCACTTTGTGCGAGGTGTACGCTGCAACGCAGGCGTGCCTGATGGAGCTTCGGGCCAGTGGTCCGGTGATGCACACCGACCTGGGCGGCGTAAAGCCCAACCCGGCGGGACCCTTGTATCGTGGATTAGTGAGCCTGCAGGCGTCGCTAATGGGCGAGTTTGGGTTGACACCAACTAGCAGGACTCGGCTCGGTGCCAAGGAAGAAAAGCCAACCGACGAAGTCGAAGAGTTCTTCAAGCTCCACGGTGCCTGATCTCTGCGAAGAAGGGCAGCGGCGTTACCGCCGTGTCGTTCACTTCTTCGAGAACATCCTGCGGCACAGCAAGGGGCAGAACGCCGGCAAGCCGTTCAAGCTCTTGCCGTGGCAGCACCACGTCATGCGTGAGCTCTTTGGCCGGCTCACGCCAGAGGGCATCCGCCAGCATCGTGTTGGGTACATCGAGCTACCGAAGAAGCAGGGCAAGAGCACCACGCTGGCCGGCATCGCTCTGTACATGACGGCGTTTGACTCCGAGCCGGGGGCCGAGGTCTACGGTGCGGCCTGCGACCGAGAGCAGGCGGGCATCATCTACCGCGAGGCGGCTTCGATGGTGCGAGCGTCGCCGGCTCTCAGCAAGCACCTCGAGGTGATCGACAGCCGCAAGACCATCATTCACAAGGCCAGCAACTCGTTTTACCGGGTGCTGTCTGCCGATGCGTTCCGGGCCGAGGGGCTGAACATCCACGCCCTGCTCTTCGATGAACTCCACGCACAAAGGGACCGCCGCCTCTGGGCTTTCGCCCCTGGCTGAGAGGCCGGGGGCGGAGGCCCGGGCAAAACACGCGACGCGCTAAGGTACGGTGGAGCAGCCAGACGATCGCCACTCCTGCTGTCGATCACCACGGCCGGCTACGACCGCAAGAGCATCTGCTGGGAGCAGCACGCCTACGCCGAGCGGTGCATTGCGGACCCGTCTATAGACCCGGCCTTCTTCGGTTGCATCTACGCCGCATCGCCCGAGGACGATTGGAAAGACCCCAAGACGTGGCACAAGGCCAACCCGTCGCTGGGCGAGACGATCACGGTGGAGTCGTTCGCAGCCGACGCCCGTGAGGCCGAGCAGTCGCCGTCCAAACTCAATAGCTTCTTGCGGTACCGGCTGAACGTCTGGACGACGCAGGACGTGCGGTGGCTGTCGCCCGATGCGTGGGCGAAGTGTGGCGGCCAGCTGCGTGACGAGCTCGAGAAGCGTGAGTGGTACGCCGGGCTCGACTTGGCCAGCACCACGGACTTGTCGGCGCTAGTGCTCGTGAGCCAGGCCGACGACGGCACCTTCGACGTGCTGCCGTATTTCTGGGTGCCAGAGATAAACGCAGCCGAGCGGACGCAGCGGGACAAGGTGGACTACATCGGCTGGATCCGTGACGGGCACATCCGTGCCACCGATGGGAACGTCACCGACTACGACGTGATCCGGCGAGACATCGTGGAACTGTCGCAGCAGTTCAACATCCGCCAGCTGGGGATCGACCGCTGGAACGCCACGCAGCTGGCCACGCAACTGCAAGGAGAAGGCATCAATGTGACAGGCTTTGGTCAGGGCTACGCCTCAATGTCGAGCCCCGCAAAGCAGTTGGAGAACCTCGTGCTCTCGGAAAAGATCCGGCACGGCGGCCACCCGGTGCTGTCGTGGATGGCGGCAAACGTGGCGACACAGAGCGATTACGCCGGAAACATCAAGCCGAGCAAGCAGAAGTCAACGGAGCGTATCGACGGAATCGTGAGCCTCGTGATGGCACTTGGGCTCCACGCTACGGCGACTGCGAAGCCAGCAGAACAGTCCTGGGACATCATCACGCTATGAGCGAAACGGCCACCAACGACTACCGGATGCACGAGCTCCGTGGCATCGACTGGGGCGAGATGGGCGGCGGCCGCACGTCTTCGGGCATCCGAGTCAACGCCGACACCTCGATGGCCTGCTCGGCCTACACGGCGTGCATCCGTGTCATTTCGGACTCGGTGTCGTCTCTGCCGCTGCATCTGTACGAGCGTGTGGCCACGGGCGGAAAGCGTAAGGTGCCCGAGCATCCGCTGTACCGCCTGCTGCACACGCAGCCGAATCCGTGGCAGACGGCTCAAGAGTTTCGGGATTGGATGACCGGCCTTTACCTTCACTACGGGGCAAGCTACGCCGAGAAGCGGCCCGGCCCCCGTGGCACGGTGGGCGAGCTCTGGCCGCTGCACTCGTCACGGATGGAAGAGGAGCGGCTGGAGAACGGCCAGATACGCTACCTGTACCGTGAGCCGGATGGCCGGCAGACGGTGTACCGCCAGGAGCAAATCTTTGCCCTGCGGTACACGACCAGCGACGGCATCCACCCCATCCCCACGTACCGGCTGTTTCAGAACGCCATCGGCCTGGCTCAGGCGTTGGAGGCACACGGGGCAACGTACTTCGGCAACGGTGCCCGGCCCGGCATCGTGCTGGAGTCCGACAACCCGATCCCCGTAGAGGCGGCAGAGCGTCTGCGTGAACAGTGGGAGCGGATGCACCGTGGTGCGGATCGAGCCCACCGCACTGCGATTCTGCCCAACGGCGTGAAGGCCCACGAGCTCTCGCAGAGCAACGAGGCGGCCCAGTTCTTGGAGACACGCCAATACCAAGTCATTGAGATCTGCCGGGCGTTTCGTGTGCCGCCGCACATGATTCAGGATCTCACCCGCAGCACGTACTCCAACATTGAGGTGCAGGGCACCGAGTTCGTGCAGCACTGCCTGCTGCCGCACCTGAAGCGGTGGGAAGCGGCCATCGCCCGTGACCTGATCGACGACGACGAGACGTACTTTGCCGAGCACAACGTCAGCGGACTGCTGCGTGGCGACCATGCGAGCCGCTCGGCCTACTACGTCTCGGCGATCCAGAACGGCTGGATGTCGATCAACGAAGTGCGTGAGATGGAGAACTTGAACCCGCTCGGCCCCGAGGGCGACAAGCACTTCATCCAGTTGAACATGACCACGTTGGACAAGGCCGGCGAGGAGCCGCCTGCACAGGAGCCGGTGGCCGAGCCGCCCGTGGTCGAAGCCGAGGACAGCCCGGCCGACGAGCTCGAGGACGACGCCGAACCAGAGGAGCAGACCGATGGAGATTGAACGCCGGGACTTCGCCTTTGAGCACGACGACGAGCTCGTGATTGAGAGCCGTGCCGACGGCCGGGCCGCCATCGTTGGCTACGCCGCCGTGTACAACCGGCTGAGCCTCGATCTGGGCGGGTTCAAGGAAGAGATCCTGCCGGGTGCGTTCGACAAGATTCTCGGCCGGCAGCGTGGCAAGGGCGACGTGGTCGCACTCTTCAACCATGACAGCAACATCGTGCTGGGCCGCACGTCGTCTGGCACGCTTGAGTTGTCCAGCGACGACAAGGGGCTGCGGTACGTGGTGACGCCGCCCGTGAGCCGGGCCGACGTGCTCGAGCTCATCCAGCGGCGTGACGTGCGTGGCTCGTCGTTCGCCTTCACGGTGGACCCCAAGCACGAGTCGTTCCGCACCGGCGAGGACGGCAAGGCCGTGCGGCAGATCCGAGAGGTTTCGGGCCTGTACGACGTTGGCCCGGTGTTGGTGCCGGCGTACCCGCAGACCAGCGTCGGCGTGGCCATGCGTTCCTACGAGGCGTGGCTGGCGTCACAGGGCGAGCCAGCGGCCCCGCCTGCTGTGCGTTCGGCCATGCGTGGCGTCGCCCAGGCGTGGGCCGCCATGCTGAGGCTCCGCAATGTCTGAGGCCCGCTGCACCTGCGGCGAGAAGTTGCGGTGCCGTTCTAGTCGTGCCTGCGGCGATGAACGGCAGCGGTATCTCCGTTGCCCGCGGTGCGGTGCTCGTGCGGTGGCGTTTGTCAAAACAACAGTTTCGCAAGTGAGGTTCTGCAAGAGGCCGGGGCAGTAGCGGCATTGTGGACTCCATCGGCAATCACGCCGCTGGAGATCACACATGGACCGCCTCTCGACTCTTCGCGCCGAAGCCAACGACGTTGCCGAGCGGATTGACTCGCTCACGGCCCTGCAGACCGACAACCAGGCTGATCTCGAGTCCCGTGATGCGGAGCTCACCGGCCTGACCGAGCGGGCTCAGAAGCTCGCCGCCTCGATCGACTTCGAGGTCAAGGTGGTCGAGTCGGCCAAGAATCTCCGCAGCGTGGCCGAGCGTTGCTCGCCGGCCCCCGAGGTGCGTGCGGTCGAGAATCGCATCGAGCCGGTGCGGGACGGCCGCAAGCTCAAGGCGTTCCGGTCGCACGAGACGGCGTACCGCTTCGGCATGTGGCTGCGTGCCAAGTTCGCCGGCGACGACAACGCCCGGCGGTGGTGTGCTGACCACGGCGTCGAGAGCCGCGCGATGGTCGAAGGCATCAACAGCACCGGCGGTTTCAGCGTGCCGGACGAGGTGTCGAACGAGATCATCCGCAACGTCGAAACCTTCGGCGTGGCCCCCACGGCCCTGCAGAACTTCTCGATGGCCAGCGACACGCTGATGATCCCGAAGCGGCTCACCGGCGTCACCGGCGCGTGGCTCGGCGAAGGCAGCGAGTTCACCTACAGCGACATGACCGGCACGCAGGTGCAGCTGGTCGCCCAGAAGTTCGGCGTGGCCACGAAGGTGTCCAACGAACTGTGGGCCGACGGCGTGGGCATCGCCGACCTGATCGCCACGGAGCACTCGCTGTCGGTGGCCAAGGCCCTCGACGAAGCGGTCTTCACGGGCACGGGCACGTCGGCCTTCGGTGGCCACCACGGCGTGGCGGTCAAGATCGACACCGCCCCGTACACGGCCAGCGTGGCGACGGCGGCCAGCGGCAACAACTCGTTCGAGACGCTCGACAAGGAAGACTTCCTTGCCGTGCTGGCGAAGACTCCGCGCTACGCCCTGCCGGGTGCCCGGTGGTACATCTCGCCGGCCGGCTACCACGCTGCGATGCAGCGGCTGGATCTCGGCCAGGGTGGCAACGCCAGCGTGGCACAGGGCTTCGGCCTCACCTTTTTGGGCTACCCTGTGACCCTAGTGCACGTTCTTAACAGCACGCTCGGTGCGGATGCGTCGAAGATCAAGGTGCTGTTCGGCGACATGGCCATGGCTGGTGCCCTCGGCCTGCGTCAGGGTTACGCCCTGCGTGTCAGCCAGGAGCGGCTGGTCGAGTATGACCAGACCCTTGTCACCGGCATCGTGCGTGCCAATGCGGTGTTCCACTCGCTCGGCTCGACGGCCGAGGCGGGCCCGGTGGTTGCTCTCAAGACGGCGTCCTGAACCTAGTTCCTTCCACGGAGATCAGATCCCATGATCCAGATTGCGGCAACGAAGACGGACGCCAAGGCGGCGGCGAGTGTGGCGGCCTCGGCCACCCACAGCCACGAGATCGACACCTTGGGCTTCGAGTACGTTTCCATCGACGTGGTGTACTCGCCGTTCACGGCGACCACCAGCAATGCGGCTCCGGTGCTCCGGTTGACGCAGCACGACGTGACCGGCACCGGCCAGACGAACATCAGCGGTTTCGTGGGCGGCACCGACTTCACGGTGGCGGCTGGCACCACGACCGGGGCGAACGTCGGCTACGTGGCTCGGTTCAACGTGGACATGCGTGGCAAGCGTCGTTTCCTGACGCTGTACACCTCGCCCGGCAACACCGTGGCGGTGAACAGCGTGGCCCGGCTGGGCCGTGCCGAAGAGGCTCCGTTCTCGGCGGCCACCAAGAACGTCGGCACGCTCGTCAGCGGCTGATCGCTTGACACATGCGGCACAGTGGACGGCTGGCAGGGCTCTACGCTCTGCCAGCCGTTTCCATTTGAGGGGCCACAATGCTCGTCCGTGTCGGTGACACGCAGGTAGATATCCGAGTCGAGGCCGTGCTGTCGATGCCCCGGCTGGGGTTCACCAGCAACTTCTTCGCCTGGGCTCAGGCCCTGATGCCGCTGGGCATCCGGCCGACGCTGGGCACTGGCTGCTTTTGGGACCAGGTGAACACCCGGGTGTTCGAGCAGTTCATCGACAAGGCCGAGTACCTGCTGGCGATTGATTACGACACGTTTTTCACCAAGGAAGACGTGGAGACGCTCTTTGCCATGGCGATGACGTTTCAGTGTGACGCCATCACGGGGCTGCAAACCAAGCGAGAAGACGGCCGCCCCATGCTCACGCTCAAGGGCACGCTGGATTCGCCGCCAGATGCCGGGCACACAAGCCTGCCCCCGTCATGGTTTGCCGAGCCGATTCAGGAGGTGGACACGGCCCACTTCGGCCTCACGGTGATCAGCACGGCCGC